ATGTTTAAACCGGAACTCCTTTCCCCGGCGGGAACGCTGAAAAATATGCGTTACGCTTTCGCTTATGGCGCAGATGCTGTTTATGCGGGCCAGCCGCGTTATTCCCTGCGTGTGCGCAACAACGAATTCAACCACGAAAATCTTCAGCTCGGCATCAATGAAGCCCACGCGCTGGGGAAAAAGTTTTATGTCGTGGTCAACATTGCACCGCACAACGCCAAGCTGAAAACCTTTATCCGTGACCTGAAACCGGTGGTGGAAATGGGGCCGGATGCGCTGATTATGTCCGATCCAGGGCTGATTATGCTGGTGCGTGAGCACTTCCCTGAAATGCCGATCCACCTTTCGGTGCAGGCTAACGCCGTGAACTGGGCGACGGTGAAATTCTGGCAGCAAATGGGCCTGACCCGCGTGATCCTCTCTCGCGAGCTGTCGCTGGAAGAGATTGAAGAGATCCGCAATCAGGTGCCGGATATGGAGATCGAGATCTTCGTTCACGGCGCGCTGTGCATGGCCTACTCCGGTCGCTGCCTGCTCTCTGGCTATATCAACAAGCGCGACCCGAACCAGGGCACCTGCACCAACGCCTGCCGCTGGGAGTACAACGTCCAGGAAGGGAAAGAAGATGATGTTGGCAACATCGTACACAAGTACGAGCCGATTCCGGTGCAAAATGTTGAGCCGACGCTGGGTATCGGCGCACCAACCGACAAAGTGTTTATGATCGAAGAGGCCCAGCGTCCGGGCGAGTATATGACCGCGTTTGAAGATGAGCACGGCACTTACATCATGAACTCGAAAGATCTGCGCGCCATCGCCCATGTAGAACGCCTGACCAAAATGGGCGTGCATTCGCTGAAAATCGAAGGTCGTACCAAATCTTTCTACTATTGTGCACGCACCGCACAGGTTTACCGCAAAGCTATCGATGACGCCGCTGCGGGAAAACCGTTCGATACCAGCCTGCTGGAAACTCTGGAAGGTCTGGCGCATCGTGGCTATACCGAAGGTTTCCTGCGTCGTCATACTCACGACGATTATCAGAACTACGAATACGGTTATTCAGTTTCTGACCGCCAGCAGTTTGTTGGTGAGTTTACCGGTGAGCGCAAGGGGGACCTCGCGGCGGTAGCGGTGAAAAATAAATTCTCCGTTGGCGACAGCCTTGAGCTGATGACGCCGCAAGGCAACATTAATTTTACCCTTGAGCACATGGAAAACGCCAAAGGCGAAGCTATGCCGATAGCACCAGGCGATGGTTATACTGTGTGGCTCCCGGTCCCGCAGGATCTTGAGCTCAATTACGCGCTGCTGATGCGTAATTTCTCCGGGGAAACCACGCGTAATCCCCACGGTAAGTGATTAATTTCGATTATTTTTCCCGGATGGAAAATTCTTAGAAACCGATCACATACAGCTGTATTTATTAAGGTTATCATCCGTTTCGCTGAAAAACATAACCCATAAAATGCTAGCTGTACCAGGAACCACCTCCTTAGCCTGTGTAATCTCCCTTACACGGGCTTATTTTTTACGTACAACAAATTGAAATAAAAGGATTTATTTCTGGTCACGTCCATATATTGACCACATCGACAAAAAAGCCCCTCGACTGAGGGGCTTCCTGTTTGTAATTACATCCACATAATTTGCTGCCCTGACGGCAACGGGTGCGGCCTTACGGCGTGGACTTCTCCCGGCTTCACGATGTATCGCTGTACCGACTCATAAGTGATGAACGTGGCGCTGCAATTCACGTTCTGGCACTGGTGATAACGCTCTTTTGTCGTGTCAGTGATATAGCGACTTGTACGCGCATGTGCGGCATGCTGGCATAAAGGACAATGAAACATCGCGAGCACCTCTTCCGGTTTTGTTGATGGTGCCATTTTAGTTAATTTAACCTTATAAAACAAACAGATAAAATAAAAACATCACTCATCATCTTCTGTTTCGTACTCCACATCAGAAAGCCTGACCTCAAGCTCCAGGGACGTCGTGAAGCCGCTATTATTCAGAAAATGTGTCACCTTAGTGATTGTCCAGTCCTGCTCGTCTATGACGCGCTTAAAGCCTGATACTTTGACCGGCGTTTCCGTGTAAATATCTGCCCGACCAGTAGCCAGACTGATGGAGAACTCCGCAACGCCCCGTTGCAGCTTATCCCACTTCGCCTGAGCGGCGCGCATGGCCTGCGCTTTCGTGGCATATACCGTGGTCAGGGCAAAAACGTTGTCAGCCTCACCTGCCATGTATTCACCTTCGCGCGCTTCCGGTACTTTTGGCGCTTTCTTCTGCCTGACCGGTTTCGCTTTCGGGTGCTCCAGTGCGCGCAGGTGTTTCTCTTTCTTTTTGCGTTTCAGTTTTACCTTCTGCTTTTGTGGCTTCGGGTCTTTGGTGTGTAACCACTTTGCCGTTACGCCGGTATAGGCTCCACGGTCAGCAATCGCAAAATGATGGCGGTCGCCGTCGCTGCGGGTTATGGTGACCTGCGGGATTTTTTTACCACTGGCCGTCACCCCCTGCCCCGCTTTGAGAAACAACAATTTTCCCATTTTTACCGACACCTCACCGCCGTTGCGTTCAGCAAGACGGGTCAGGAATTTCGCATCGGACTCCTGCGACTGGTCGATGTGCGGGATTTTAATTCCGGCCAGTGACGGAGCGACACTGGCTTCCAGCTTGTTACGACAGGCTATCGCCTCAACAATCGCACCGAGTGTGGTGTCATGCCAGGAGCCTTCCCGGCGGGAATTGAGCGTGCCACGAAAATCTGCACTCCGGGCGCGGATGGTAACCACATCCGGCGCGCCCCGGTGTTCAACCTCATCAACGGTAAATTTCCCTTTGCATACCAGGGCAAAACCTTTCCAGCCGATATACACCGTCAGGACAGCGCCACGAACCGGCAGCCCGACCTGCCCGTCGGCATCGTTCAGTTCAATATCAAGCTGGTCAGCCTCAAAGCCCCGGTTATCCGTCAGGGTCATGCTCATCAGACGGTCGCTGATATTGCCGGTAATATCCCTGCTGTCGAGCATCAGCATGTAATCCGGCGTCAGCGTACTGCCTGCATCAAATGTCAGTGCATCCAGCATTATCCCGCCCCCGTCATACCCGTGAATTTAGTCGCCATACTGCCAGCCTTACCGATGAGCGATTCCGCCTGTTTACCGATATCGCCATAAAGCGCGGCCAGTGATTCATCAACGCGGGTGAGCGACAGCGTAAAATCAATTTTTCGGGGTGTGCCATCTGCAAAGAAAATACTCCCTGTTTCACTCACCTTGCTGATGACATACATGCCGTAAATCATGCCGGTGCCATCCAGCAACGGCCACGCCCGGCCTTCCTCTGCCATCAGCCTGAGCGTGGTCATCGTCAGCTTTCCGCCGGTCAGCTCGGGATAAAGCACACCGGCAAGCGTGATGTTTTCCTCACCCACACCGAGAAACTGAAAGGCATCCCGTTTACCGATACGGGAATTTGACGGCCAGCGATAATCTGATTCACGCTGCATGGTCTGGTGTGGCAGCGTCTGGCGCATAAAAACAAACATACCTAACGCGAGCATCATTTTTCGTCACCTCCTTAACCGTCATGCATCATGCTGGCACGGGCGCGCGCACGTTTATCCCGCTCGTATTTTTCGAGTGCATCCTGTAACTGGCGGTCGAGCTGTATCCCCGGCGTAGTACCGCCCGTCAGGTTGATGTGATATTCGTTTTTACTCTGGTCCACATAAGAGCGGCCAGCCGGTGCCGTGACCGGCTGATAAGCCTGATAACCTGCATAAGAGCTGGCCGCCGGAATATAACCACCGGTGCCATACGTGGCGGCATGAGTTCTGGCGGCGGTCTGGTCAAGTGTGTCTGACTCTTTGTTGATAACACCGAGTTTTTCCAGTACCCAGTCAATTCCGCTGCGCAGTTTGTTGAACGCATTAAGCGGCAGCATCAGCGCGTCAGCCAGTGCCTGCCCGAACATGACGCCAGTATCACGGCAACGGTTCAGGGTGTCCTGGGTGGCTTTGACCGGGGCAATCAGGTTTTTAAACCACTGCCACGCGGCCTGTAACTTTTCGCCCAGCCAGTCAAACACCGGCTTAAGTGGCGTGAACAGTTCCCCCACCGGCGCAAATGCCGCTTTCAGCCCTTCCATCACACCGCCAAAGAATGCGCTGACAGGCTCCCAGTATTTACGGATAAGCAACGCCCCGGCGACAATGGCGGCCACCACGGCCACAACCGGCCAGCTAATCGCCCCGATGGCGGTCATAACAGCACTGCCAACCGTCGTGAAGACTGCCCCCATTGCGCCTGCTGCCGCGATGATGGCATTGATGCCGGTGATAACCGGCCAGGCTACAAGACCAATGGCACCGATGATGCCAATAAGCGCCAGCGCGCCACCGACAATTAGGCCGATGGTTGACGCCAGTGATTTGTTTTTCTGGATCCAGCCGTCGAGTTTTAACACATACTTTGTGGCCGTCTGCGTGAGCTTACGCAGTGCGCCTTCCTGCTGGTCAAACAGGTCAGTCCCCACCGCTTCATAAGCGGACTGAAACTCCTTAAAGTCACCGCCGAGGTTGTCCTGCATGATTTTAACCAGCTCTTCCGTTTTACCGTCTGAGGCTTTCAGTGTGGCGGTCAGCTTATCCAGTTTTCCGCTTGCAGCCGCTGCCAGTAAAACGTTCGCTGATTTCAGGGCTTCCTCACCAAAAATGGTTTTAAGGTATTCCCCCTTCTGAGACGTTCCCAGCTTGTGTTTATCAAAGCTGGCCTGAATCTCTTTCAGAATGGTGAAACAACGGACGCATATTTCCCTTTTTGTCCGAGGTTTTAACGCCAAGCTCTTTGAGTGCATCCCATGCTTTTCCAGTCGGTGCCTGTAATCGGGTGACAACGGCACTGCCCCCCGTCCCCGCCATTGACCCCCTGATGTTATTGTCATGCAGCACACCTGTCATGGCCGCTGCCTGTTCAAGACTTACACCTGCCGTCCTCGCAACCGGACCGAGGTAAGTCAGTGCATCACTGAGTCCCTGAAAATCAGCCGCCGACTTATTCATCGTTGCCGACAACACGTCGCCCACATGGCTGACATCATCATTTGACAGTTGAAAGGATGCCTTAGTCCCCAGCAACAGTTGCGCGTTTTCTTCCATCGACCGCTGATTCGCCAGTGCCATATTCAACGTGACCGGCGTTGCCGCCTGAATGGCATCAACATCCCCACCGGCTTTCGCAATAATAATCTGAGCACCGGCTGCATCATCTGCCGAGGCTGCGGTATTGTCGCCGAGCTGGCGCGCCTGCTTGCGGAGCGCGGCCATTTCGGCGGAGTCTTTTGCCACACCGAGCACGGCCTGCAATTCTGAGTTTTTCTGCGCAAACTCATAACCGGGCATCAGCAGCTTAACTCCGGCCATCGTTCCCGCCGCCGCAATCCCCACACCGGCAGCGCCCACTGAGGCCATATTTCCGGCCAGTTCTTTTCCTGCCTGATAACGCTGTTTGACTGCGTTAAGTTTTGCCTGTTGTGCACTGACACGCGCCAGCGCGTCACGCTGCCGGTTAAGCTGTGCGGTGGTTTCACTGATACGGTTTTTCAGCCCCTGCTCATCATGTGCAAGATTGCGGGTATTAATTCCCACAGCGGCCAGTTCCCGCTGCTGGCGTTTAACGGAATCCGTCAGGCGGTTATATTTCGCCTGTAAGTCCTCCGCCGCACGCTTTGCGGATTCCAGCACTTTCGCCTGAGCACGTGTCGGACGTTCAGTGTTTTTAAACTGTGTGGCAAGGGCTTCGGCCTCCTGCCGTGCCTTTTCAAGTGCATGACCAGTCACGGCGAGCTGTGCGCTGGTCTTGCGAAATCCCTCAATACGGGATGCGTGACCGTTCAGCTCGCGCAGTGATTTTTGTGTTTCCCGGATATCCCCCGACAGCGATTTGCTCGCTGTGCGGATGGATTTAAACGGGCGGGATGCCTGGTCAACAGCCCTGAGCAATACCTGTAATTTTACATTGTTACTCATTCGTGTTTCCGCTTCGCCGGAGCGCCTTTTCGCGCCATGTGATGAGTTCGGTCAGACTCATGGGATACAGTTCTGATGGCGGCCAGTGAAATATCACTGCCACATCCGCCATCAGGTCATCGACCGAGAGATTTTTCGGAAACGTCACTGCACCGAGTTCGGCGACAAAAAACCGACCACCTTACCGGCCAGCGCCACAAGGTCAGGCAGTTCCAGCGCGGCGACCTCCTGCTCGGTCAGCATCGGTGCCGTCATGCGCGGCAGCACTTTAATCAGTGCATCGACTTCGGAGTTTGCGACCGCAGCCAGACTGACACCGCGCAGCGTCCCGGCATTAGGTTTCATCAGCGTGACCTGTTCGATAACCTGTTCACCACGCTTGACCGGATTATCCAGGGTAATGACGTTTTCTTTGTTCATGGTTTTCTCACTTCTGAATCGGGGTTAACCGGTCAGCCAGGCTGACCGGATGAAAATCACAGGCCGATATTGCGGCGGTGTTGCTCCAGCCGGTCGACGCCGTTCACCTTCTCAATCATGTTGATGGTGTCGATTTCGACCAGCTCCTTACCGTCCATCGTCAACCGGAAATAGGTGCAGACCACGGAGATTTTCGACTCGGTGTCTTCTCCTTGTTTACCCTCGCCGGTATCGATTTCTTTCTGACGGCCACGCATGACCACCTCGACGGCCACCGTTTCGCCGGTATCGTCGCGCTGGTAAGAACCGGCAAAACGAATCGGCACAGCATCCACACCGGTTGCGGCGTAAAGCTCCCAGATAACCGAATCCGGGAAGCCCCCGAGCGACCACTCCATTGACAGCGCATCGTCATCAAGGCCGAGGTCTACCGGTGCGCTGCCGTTCATTCCCGCACCGCGATAGTTTTCGAGCTTACGGGTCAGTTTTGGCAGCGTGATGGACTTTGCAACGCCCTGATAGCTGTAGCCGTTCAGAAAGACGTTCATTAACTTGAGTTTGCGCGGCATTGCCATCGGTCAGGCTCCTTAATTGCTGTTAACCGAAGTGACCAGATTTGCCAGGTATTTATCGGTAATACGCTGGCGCAGGGTCAGGTTTTCGAGAGGAGGCACCGGTGTATAGTCGTAGTCGATATACAGTTTTCCGGCCTTGAGGGTTTCCGCATCGTTGGATTCTTCGCTGAACCAGCAGGTCGCATCCACGATATAGCCGTTTGTTTTCAGCTCACGGAATTTGGCATTGATGCCGTCAACGATGTCGCGAATCAGCGTTGCGGTGATGGGCTTGTCCACCGCCCACATGTGCGCCTCAGCCATCGTGTCGGCCAGCACCTGCGCGGTGCGGGTGTAGTTTTCAAAGAGGAACAGCGGGTCATCAGAGCAGGTACGGTTACCCCAGAAGCGGAAACCGTCACGGCGAATCAGCGTTGTGACGCCTGACTCATTCAGCAGGTCAGCATCGGTGCCGGACTCCTGCAAATCCCAGAATACAGATGCGCTGATGCCGGTAACACCGTTCACCCCGACGTTGGACAGCGTTTTATGCCAGCCCTGCTCCTGGTCGATTCTGGCACGCAGACCCAGCGCACGGGCGGTGGCATACGCGGTGGCGGTGGTACTGGCAACCGTATCCCATGCGAGGAAATCCGGCCAGATGACCATCAGCTCACGCTGGCTGAAATTCTGACGGTAGGCTTTCACCTCGGAAATGGTCTTACAGCCCCATGCGCTGATATATCCGAAAGCGCGCAGCTTCTGACAGACTGATGCCAGTGCAACAGCCACCTCTTTGGTATCCAGCCCCGGCACACCAAGAATACGCGGTTTAACACCGGTTACCGACTCCGCCGCCAGCAGGGCTTTCAGTCCGGTGTACTGACCGTTTTCGTCAGTGGTGCCGATGATATTGGAAACGGTCTGCGCGAGTTTCGTTTCTTCGTCGTCGCCGGTGCCGTCTTCCACACGCACGACAACGGTGACCGGTTTTGACTGGTCAGCGATGGCCTGCAACGACGCCGCCAGCGTGCCTTTTTTACCGGCCTTTGCAATTGCGCTCTGCACATTGGTAATCAGCACAGGTTTATTGAGGGGAAAGGTTTCCGCATCCGCATCGCTGGCCGTGCAGACCATGCCGACAATGGCAGTGGATACGGTGGAAATGACGCGGGTGCCGTCGTTAATCTCCAGCACCTGCACGCCGTGATGATAGTCACTCATCCGTTTAACTCCGTGGTTAATGGGTGCAACTATTTTCTGTTGTGCAGAGCATGAGACGCTATTTGACCTGGCTGGTCAGGGGATGAAAAAAAAAAAAAAAAAAAAAAGGGGGGCAATTCCCCCCGCCTGTCCTGATTTGTACTCACTCATTTTCCGCCTGACAATTTACATAGCCCAAATGCTATCAAATCTGACAGTCTGCTTTGAGCGAAGAGCGGACTTGAGACTATTGTAAATGAAAACCATATAATTTTAACCGGCAGAAACACATGAGTAATTTTAAGGCTAATTAGTTATCTGGGAGATGAGGGGCAAAGCACGATATCGTACACCAATGGAATAAGCTTATGATTAATATAAATATAAAAGGCAGAAAGCCTTCCTCAAAATGGCTTGAATCGGGTGCATCTGTCTGCGAAACGATTTTTTAGACGTTTTTATCGCTTTCAGTTCAGTTTTCCCCTCGAATCCAAGTGACAAAGCCGATTTAGTTTTCACACATCCGTACAATGTGCATCCCTCGATGAGCCTTTTCAGGCAAAGTTACGGGGATGCTTGATTCATTTAAACTGAGTTAGTACAACTTAATTAATAATATCATTTATGCTAGAGTTGAATATTCTCCATTTCCTCGGTCGGTGAGTGTTAATTCGCGGCCATTTTCTGTAAATGTAATGGCATCCAGCAGGCTTTTTCCTGTTACAGCTATACCATATCCAAGGTTATCAATCTTTGAACTGTCCTCAGATGATATTGGTATTTGTACAAGCATACCAACAACAAAGCCGTATTTGTTAATTATAGGGCCACCGCTATTCCCCCCCTTAACCCTAGCATTGAATAATAAAAAGTCTTGTGAATCTAAGTAAGAGTGACCAGAACCAACAATTCGCCCCTTTGACAGTCGGACAAACGAATTTATATGCGAAACGTCATATAACTTTAATGCATCAAATCCTGGAATGGGTGGAAATCCTATTGATAAAATTTCATCCAGTACCGAGGCTTTGGTTGAGACCTTAAGTGGTTGAATATTATCTTCATTCGGAATGGTTGTGAAAACTAAAGCGATATCAATACGTTCATCGTTAGATACAAAGATTTTATGTATTGGTAAAGCCTCACCACCAGCTCTAAGTATCCTGATACTCTTCATGTCTTCAATAACATGTCTGGCTGTAAATATCGTGTGGTTATTCCCAACAATAAAACTAGTACCAAGATCATGTGAACCATCACTTTTTTCAACAACAACAGGTAAAACGGAAGGACTAAGGCGGTCTATGATTGACTCAAATCCATCAGCTATAAAATCATACTTTCCATATTTCGCATCTGATTCATTGAAATTCGGTGCGAAATAGCAACGGTCCAAAAGAGTATGTCCTGAAGATAATTCCATTAAAATACCTTCAGTTGCTAGCTTTTCACAATTGCGTATTAACTTCATCATATCGAGAGTATTTTCCCACTCAGGTTTGAGACGGGTCAGGCTCTCAATTGTTTTTCTCTCTTTTACGTTATCGTTTTCCGGTTTGTCATAAAAATATTTCACTATTTCTGTTGGTGTTACATATGTTTTTTTTATAGTCATTTTTGTACCCGCGATGACGTTATTCCATATATTTTTCTTTGTAGAAAATATCACTATTGCTGGTAAATGTTAAGTTCAGTGCTCGCACTAAAGCTGGATGATCAACGTCGCCCTCGTATGGAAATCAGGTAAGATTCATGTCTACTTGGGGTCTAGGGTAGACAGCATAAAAACGTACGATAGCGTTCGATTGGCTCTCACCCCCGCCTATAAACCATGAGGTTGATAGGGTAGTATCGTTAGGCAATAGTATACATGTAAGTATCCAACCTAATTGGTCTTGAGATTTCTAACTAACGTGTCGTTATGTCCGCTCCTGGCACAGAGCGGACTGTCAGATTAGGCTTTACTCTGTTCTATAGGTATGTAAGCTCACACAAGAGTTCATACAACTTATTGCGGCATTTCCGGCCATTCAGGATTTGCAGGATCCACACGACTGATCAGAACGCTGTAGCGTTCCCATGATTCCAGTCGGCTACGCTCCTCATCTGTTGCCATGTTCAGTCTGACCGCGCGCTCCAGCGGCAAAATCACGGATTCAGCATCTGCAAGAAGTCTGGCTTTCCGAATTTCTGCCTGCTGCTGTAATTCCTCTGCCGTATAAATGCGTTTAATCACTTTGCCGTCCTTAAACATCCAGTTCCCTGAAATGTCCGCCCGTCGGTTAGCAGTAATATCCGCCACTTCAACAACACTTAATCCATCCGGTCTGATAGCTGTCACATCCTTTTCCACATAGTGGATGATATTATCTTTGTCGTACGCTATTTTTATCGTGTCATCAGCAAAATACTTTTGTTCTTCGTACCAGTTCTTACCATCTTCTGAAAAAAACCAGACAACATCAAAGTCCTTTGTCAATTGATATTGTTCAACCGTTTTTGGATTCCCCGCCGTAATATTTTTTAAATGCTGCATAAATTATACCTGCGCCACGTTATACCATGTCCCGTTAATGTATTTCTGCACCGGTCTGTAATATACGCCACCAATGTTATCGGCAGAGTTTGAGCCGGTATCCTGAACAATAATGCCGGTATATACGCAACCTGACGGAGCCTGATGCGTCCATGTAGTACCATTATTTGCTGGTTTATATGTAGATGCACCGCCCAGCCGCATGTCTCTCACATAACGTGAATCTGACTCAGTTTTGGTGTATGCACCAACATCTCCCGCTGAGGGTTTATGAGCAGTTGTATATAGTTGCGCCCATCCAGACCAGTTAGCATCTGTGGTATCTCGTCGGGAACGAATATATGCCGGAGCATGAGCACCGCTGGTTCCACTCCAGCCAATAAGTAACTCACCCTCTCCTACTGCGGTTACGCCAGTGAGATGAAGCACATTACCATAGGCTGTTGGGTAGCCATTGTTGTATGCCTCATACATCTGAATACCTGGTGTCCCCTTTACGCTCCCACCTAATGCATTAACACGGTTTCTGGATACCAGTGTATTAATATTTATATCGGCAGAGCCATCAAATCTGACACCATTAATATTTCTTGCGTTCGCTAACTTCGTTGCTGTTGCAGCATTTCCTGAAAGGCTGGAAATAAATGGATGTGAACAGTAATAACCACGTCCATTTTTAAAATCCAGAATAGCCTGTGCGTTCGTGCTTTCTGTAGCGGGATTAGTTGCCCCCCACTTATATGTCGTTTGACCGACGACATAATCCTCTGTCGGAACAATAACCGTTAGCCCTTCCTCTGCAAGAATTTGTACAGGGAAAGCTCTGGCTTCAACATAAAAAACACTACATACATCATCATCTTTCAGGCTTGTAACAATGGAATGGATTGAACGCTCATTAGTCTGATACGTCCAGAAATAACCTGCCGCATATGAACCACGATCAGTCCAGCCTCCGGGCATAACCATGCCATTAAACTCGCAGTTATTCATTACATAATCGCCGTTATAACAACCAGTGGAAATAACAACGCGGGATGCCATTTCTCCTGAAAGGCTGGCAGCACGGCGAAAGATAACGGGGTACCACTTCCCGGCAACGACATTTGCAGGGGCTGCAAACGAATACTTTCGCATTCCCTTTTTCTTATCCACTTCACCTTTGCTGTAAACATTAATGTTACTCAGGAAGCGTTCTTTATCAGGGATATCCGCACCGTTCTGATCTTTCTGAAGACGTTTTTCAGCATTGTCATAGGCAGACTTCACCGCCTTTGGCGTTGCAGCCTGCGTTTCAGAATCACTGTTGGTGGCGCTACTGAGCTGGACAAGACCTTTTCGCGCCGTGGTGGCATCCTGTGCAGTGTATTTCCCGTTAGCAAGGTCATATGCTGTCTTAACCGCCTTTGGCGTTGCCGCAAGCGTTTCAGAATCGCTGTTGGTGGCGCTACTGAGCTGAACAAGGCCTTTTCGCGCTGTTGTGGCATCCTGTGCAGTGTATTTCCCGTTAGCAAGGTCATATGCTGCCTTTACCGCTTTCGGCGTTGCGGCGAGCGTTTCAGACGTGCTGTTAGTCGCACTACTGAGCTGAACAAGGCCTTTTCGCGCGGTGGTAGCGTCCTGTGCGGTATATTTCCCGTTAGCAAGGTCATATGCGGCCTTAACCGCCTTTGGCGTTGCAGCCAGTGTTTCAGACGTGCTGTTGGTCGCACTGCTTAACTGAGTAAAACCTTTTGCGGTCAGCGAGGCGTCAGGGTGACGTCGTGACTGTTCATGTTCTGCAATTTTGTCATCAACGTAATCCTGCGTTGCCATCACCGTTGTGGTGTCAATGGTCAGCTCCACTGAGGCCACACTGCTGACGATGATGACCATGCGGCAGGTCTGCGAACGCCCTGAGCCTTCGGCAAGGGCTGGCTTATAACTTTCGGCCATGTTCGCCACGGCAATTAACGTTCCAGCATCATCGTACAGGCCAAGCTCACGCATCCAGAAACCGCCCACCTCCGGCGGAATAACCAGCTCTGCGATAATATAATTACTGTTTCGTTTGTCCTGACTGATTTTGTTCAGCGCATGTCGCCAGACTTCGTGGATAAGCCCGGTCTGTCCGGCATCCGGGACAGGCAATTTACCACCGCCATCCCCGACGGCCATCGTGGTAATGTTGACCTTCCGCCCTCCCGGCGCGGTTGCCGCTGCCAGCTTTGCTGCACCGGCAGTAGTGATAACGGTTTTGAATTTTGTGCTCATTATTCCTCACTTATCCGGGGTAAACCGTAATTACATCGCCGTCGTAAGCCACACCACCGGCGAACAGATAGCCGGGAATGTCCCGGGTAATGTTCAGACCAATAAGGTGACGGCTTGCAGGTTTGGCATCAGCAATCAGCCGTTCCATTTCCTGATACATTGCCTCTGTGATACCGCTTTCCAGTACACCAATATCGAGCCGGAAGGTGCCGGGCGGGTCACTGTTTTCCCACCACTCCGTCACGTTGATGAGATAGCCGAGCGGCTCCACCACACGTCGGATTGCACCTATCGTGCCCTTATGACAGTGGATGAAATAGGCATCGCGGATAACGGCGCGTTTTGTCGCTTCCGGCCACTTTTCATCCCACCTGTCGACCGAAAACGCCCACGCCAGCCACGGCAGCAGATTTGGCGGGCAGGTGTCCGGGTTCCACAGCTCACGAATACTGACCGGCGTTTTTTCAATTTCCGCACAGGCTTTCGCGGCAGCGACTTCAAGCGGTGATGAGCCGGTCGGCAGCAGGCGCGAATCACTCATCCGAGCCTCCGGTCACGACGCGGTATTCGGTGCAGAAAGACGCCTGCGTACTGTTGAGCACGATGTCGGCCAGTGGTGCAGCCAGTTCGACACGCTGCACGCCTTCCACATGCAAGGCGGCATAAATGGCAGACAGACGGATGTCGCGCCCCAGCCGGTGCTGTGCCGTGATGTACGCTTCCAGTTTTTTCACGGCGGCAGCGCGAATGGGTTCGCTTTCGGGGCCAGGGGAAAGGTAAAGCGTGGCATTTATCTGGTATTCAACGATGGCGGCAGACTGCACGGTCACACGGTCGGCCACCGGTCTGACGTCCTCGCCATTCAGGGCGTTGCGCACCACAGCCAGCAGGTCTTCAGATGCCACACCGTTATTTTCACGTGACAGCACAGAGATGGTGACACAGGCCGGAGACGGACTGGTGACAGAGATATCCGCGACACGCCCGTCGGCACTGCGACCATGATACTGATAGGCTCCCACCGACCCGGCGACGCTTAAGCCTTCAAACGCCTGCTGAATACGCAGACGATAATCGGTGTCAGACTCCATCACTGCCGGTGTCGGCGGGATAGTCGAATCATCTGCCGGGGGGATAGTCAGGCGCGTGGTGTTGTAATTGGCACCAATCACATCAAGGTCATTACCGGCTGCCCAGGCCAGCATCACCGCCCGTGCAGCCTCATTCACACGCTGACGCCAGATAAGCTCGCGATACGCATTTTCCTCCAGCAGTTTGACGAGAGGCTCGGATTCCAGCGTCAGGGTACGGGCGACCGCCTCCTGCTGATCTTCCGGGTAAAGGGAAATCAGTGTCGCCTTGCGTTCAGCGAGAATGCTTTCAAAGTCCAGCTCCTCGACCACATCCGGTGCGGGTAGCTGGTTCAGGTCGATAATCGGCATGGTTTCAACTCACAGGGATGGTTAACGAAAGTGGCTGGCCGGTGTCGTTGTGCTGGCCGGTTAACGTGACCGTCATTCGCCCGTCAAAACTGCGCTCAGTGGTGACGGATGACAGGGTGACGCGGGGTTCCCATTTCAGCACCGCCATGTAACAGGCGACCTTAATCTGCAACTCAAGCGCCGGGGTCTGCGGCTGGTCAATCATTGACGCCAGCAACGAGCCGTAATCACGACGCATCACCCGTGAGCCGACTGGTGTGCGCAGGATATCGCCGATACTCTGGCTGATATGCTCGAGGTCAGTGACCGTCAGGCCATCACTGCGATTCATTCCGAGATAACGCGCTGTCATAGAGGACTCCCGGTTGTGCCGCCGCTGTCGCCGGGGTGTTTATGGGTATGCAGTACCTTACCGTTTGATGAGAGTTCACCGCCGGTGTGTTCAATGTTGCCGCGCATCGTCCCGCCCTTCTGCACTTCCAGCGTGCCGGTAATCAGCCTGTTGGTGCAGACCACCTCCGGGGTGTCCAGGGTGACGCGGGTTGATGCTTTCACCATGACCACCGGCACCGTGGCAGTAACAGAATCAGAAGCCGTCACGCTGGCCGTTTTAATTCCGCTTACCGTGAGTGCACTGGTTTCGGGTTCATATTCAATCACCGCCCCGTCAGGGAAACGGATATGCAGGGCATCCGCCGACACAGACGGCGAGGGGTTATCGCCGGAATAAATCCCCGGCAGAACGAACGCCGTGTCGAGTTCACCACCCACGGCCAGAATCAGCACCTGTTCCCCCACGGAAGGTGCCCACCATGTGCGCGAACGTCCTGCGCGATGGGTCAGCCACTGAAGCCAGTCGGTGCACATGCCGCCGGTCTGCACGCGGCAGCGACCGGCGTTAAGGTCGGTTTCGACGATAATGCCGGTGCGAATCATGTTGCGCAGTGCGCGCGCGAGTTCCTGAATATTTGCGAGAGTGTTCATGCGTGTGAGATTGCACAATATATAAAAGTTATGCTATCTGGATTCATTTGTAGAACTACCAGACAACATTCAAGGAGAGCGTAATGGTCAGCTATAATGTGACTAATGTGTGGGGGCTAATCGTTTTTTTCCTTTGTAGCTTTGCAGTATTAGCATTTTTTAGCTTTGGTAAAAGTAACCTTATGAGGCTTATTGCACATTATTTCAATTTTGGATATTCAGACAAAAAATTAAAAAGACTTGACCGCGAGTGGCGCGACATTCAACTATTTAAAATAATTAACGGAATCAATGTATCAGGCATTGAAAATGTGAGAATGATACAGCAGGGACTGATTGATGGAAAACTAAAAACATCGTATTTTTTCCTTACTCGCATCTGGGGTGACATAACAAAACCACCACACATAATTAAAACAACAATTGTAATTCTGGCCAGTATTATTTATATTCTCTTCGCATGTTATATACACAACAAACAATCCGCTATAGTAAGAGATGCCATAGGCATACCATATAAAAATATGATGTACTATGTTTATAGTGACAAAGTTCTTTTATCCTTCAAAAATAAAGCAGTTGAATTTAATAAAACTTATAGCCTTGCCGATTGCAAGAGACTGCAAAACGTATTTATAAAAGACACACTTCCTGAAATCGCCTGCAATAAGCTCTTACAGCTAAACGAGGAGGACTCCGAATGGTTAAGCCAGGAGATTAAAGATAATAACAGTCACAAAAAAGCATTATTAATACTATCCCTCGTCTATTTCACTTCAGGTCTGGTTATATTCCTGTCATATACAAAATTCTTTTACGCCAATAAGAAGGTTTTAGAATACAAAGCATCAAATAAAAATCACTCATAAACCTCTAAACATTGAGCGCCCAGCATGGCCGCTCAATGTTTAATTGCGCATCAGCCTCTGCCTGGATAAAACTAACGCTCAAGGTGAGCCAGGATAATCTCTTCAATCATCTGCACATCCTCACAGGTAAAGCCGAGCAGAGGACGCGCCGGATAATCAATTTTCTTACCGTCTTTCCGGGTTTCTTCCGACAGACCGAACTGATGCACACTGGCTATTTTCGGTGACTTCCCGCCGTAAAACTCCATTGATGCCTGTTCAGGGCTGGCGCGGATATGCAAAAAACGACTGGTGATAAGTTTCGCAAACATTTTTCGCTTAACGCGACCGGTCTTTTTTCTGGCGCTCTGCTGCTGGCGTGGTGCGTAGGGTGTGCC